CAAGGAATAAATGGAAACTACGATTTCAATCACGTCAACTTTGCACTAGGCAAAGGTCAAGCATCGTTAGTTGGTTACAGTCACTTAAACGGGTTAAATTACTATAACGGTGTTATCCTTACATTATCTACCAAGGATGATTTTGAGACTCGCTCAATAGGACGATGGAATTTAGTACAGTCGGGATATATGAGCTGGAGTAATAATAACGCAAGCAATTATTCAGCATACGATTTGATAAATGTCGGCGGCGTTAGCCCAACAACTTCAAGTATGTTATCAGAACTTGAGACATCTCAACTAAGTTGGACAAACTATACATTCCAGTATAAACTAATTGACTTGAATCCAACAAAGCAAGGCATTCGTGGAGTTGAGGCTATCGAGTTTGCTGACGGTGGTGTGTTAGAACACAATCCAGCAATCATTCCTCCAAGCGTACATTTTGATAGTAATTACAGTTGGAACTATACACTACAGTTAAGCGACATTGGTAGATTTATTATAAATCAAACAATTCCTAACGATAGTTACTGTCAAGACCTGTACATTACAGTTCCGCAAAATGATGTTGTTCCATTCCCAGTAGGCACTGTTATTACATTAATTAACACTCATGATGTTAATAATAATGGTTACAGAATTTATGTACAGCCTGAGAATTACGGTAATAACGAAAGTCCAAAGATCTGGGCAACAGGCGGAAATCAAAACCCAAGCACCTGGAGTTTCCAAGGTATGCAGACTGCTACACTAATGAAGATTAGTACTAACGGTTGGTTGCTAACTGCTAACGATATTACAAACGAGGACTAATATGCCAGTACTACAAGCAATACAAACAGTAGTAGGACGCACGGGAGGAGGAGGAGGCCCTCCTCCAGTAACTGGAAAAGATTTCTTCTGGTCCGCCGACAATGACACATGGTTAGCACTTGGCGGATATTACACAACAGGACTATTTTCAAATCCTGCTCCAGCATCTGCTGCCTACACCTATCCCGATGGAAGTTATACTGGAGTAACTAGAACTTTCTCCGGCAGTGAATACTTAATCAGTCCTAACTTAGGCATTGGTGGTGCTTGGCCGACAAACACTATAACTATAGACTTATGGTTCTATCCTACTGCTAATAATGTTCAGATATTAAGCGAATTAAATGCTCAAGATCCCGGAGCAGGTTATCACTATACAGTATTAGAACTTGACAGCAGTGGTATGTCAAGGCTATGTTCTGGCAAAATGCTCCACAAGGTTTTAGTCAAATTATTACATCAGCAAGCCCTGTAGAGTTAAACAAGTGGAATCACATTTATTTTACAGAAGACGCACAAGGCGGACATACGCTTGAGTTAAACGGTGTAGGCACAGGTGTACAAAATCCTGTTTATACTAGATCTGGCCCAGGTTCTACAACTGAATACTTTGCTATAGGAATAAGCGACGCTACCTATATGGTCGCTACTAACAGATTTCAAGGTAAAGTTGGATACTTGTCTATTAACGACTATGTAGTACCTTCAACTTATTCTAATACAGTTAATAGATTTAGACCCGCATACTCCGATACTGGCATAACGCTAGGCACATCGTGGACTGTTGAGATTATCGCAGAACTAACTCCCACAAGTTTCTGGGCTACATTGTGGGGCAATGAAAACTATTTTGCTAACCTTGGACACTTTGCTTACTTTACCAGCACATCAAATCTAAACGTTGGATCGCCTGCTGGTACAGACACATACAATGTGTCTGGTATTGAACAAAAAGGCTACTGGGCATTTACCCACACAGATGGTGGCGGGGTAAATGTCTACAGAAACGGTGTACTAATAACACCAAGTTCTTCTGGATATGTACAACCATTCCCTGCTGGCAATACTTTATTAATCGGTGCTAGACATAATAACGATGGCACAGGCACAACTGATATTTGCTCAGGAAACTATTACTATAATGCTATAAACAATAGCACGGCCTTAGATGCTACTGCTATCCAAGCATCTTACGATAGTTTAAAAGGAACATACGGACTACCTTAACGAATTCCTTGCGCTTTTAACTTAATACAGGTATCGCACTTTCCACAAGGTGCGATATTTTTTTCTGTGTAGATTGGATGTCTACAACTCCAAAACATATTGCGTAGACTTTCAGGCAAACTGTCGTATATTTCACGCTTGCTCATATTCAACACTGGGTAAATCTTTTCAACTGGGGTAAATGCTTCGAGGATTTTGTTTGCTCGCTTGCGGCGTTCTTCTAATGCGTGATTTCCATCATTAGCCTGCATACCCATAGCAACTAGTTTAATGTCTGGATTCACACTAGCAACATATCCAGCAAAGAAGTTCATAGTGTCTGAGTCATATAAAAAGTTACGGCCGTAGGGTTGTGTGCCTATTTCACTTTCACTGTAGGCAAAGTTAAATCCTAAGCGTTTAAGTTCTTGAGTGGCAAGATCGACAGCAATGGCTTCTGCTCGGTGCCTTTTCTCAACATTCTTGTTATGTACATGATGTATATGGATGTCATAGTCTTTATATTCAGGTTCTGTCAGCAGTTTATAAACCATACCCAGGCTGTCTAAACCGCCTGAGTACATGGCTAGTATTGTTGGTTTTTGTTCCATATGAAAAATGTATAAACTTCGTTAATAGGGTGTTCCTGCGGCTGTGGTGTTAATTCTTCAGCACGAGGGAAATACACCGCATACTTCGTGGGCCAGTTAGGGTTTAGGAAAGCACGGGCAACAAATCTGTTACAGTTTGGCAGTACCGCTTTCAGCAGGGCTTGACAAAACTGTTCACCAAATGCCAGCCCGCCATCTATTATTACTGTATCCCAATGTTCATCTAACGTGAACCAATCACGCTGTTTTAACTTAGGATCAGCATATAAAGGATGTAGATCCCACGCTTCCGTTGCTAGAGGTAACAGTAATCTAGTGCTTCCTAGCAGTAAAACTCTGCCCTCACAATAACTTTCAAATACCCTGTAGTCAGATTCGTTAGGAGCCGCAGGCCATTTTAGTGCTGTCCAATACGAGTTATCTGCGTGTATGCTCATGGTGATATTTATAGTAGTTTAGAAACCAGCTAAATATATTAATAAGGGCGGTATTTCCAATAATAGTACCATATAATGAATTCAGCTAAATATAGAATAAAGAGAGATTCCTTATGCAGAATAAAGACGTAACTGGCGTTCATATTGAAGGGCACATTAAAATTCACAACCCAGAAACAGGTGAAGTGTTTATCAATAAGCGCAATGCCATCCATTATGAGAACATTAGTATAGCCCTAGCGCAGAGTTTAGCTAATTCAGGACAGGGGTTTATTTATGAAATGGCCTTTGGCAACGGCGGAACAGCAGTTGATCCAACGGGAATTGTAACATACCTAACACCAAACTCAACAGGTTCTAATGCCAGCCTCTATAATGAAACATATACAAAAGTTGTTGACGATAGAAGCAGTAATAACGTAGACCCAACTCGCAATTTTATTGAAACTAGGCACGTTACTGGTACTAATTATACAGATGTTTTTGTAACTTGTTTATTAGACTACGGCGAGCCTAGTGGACAACAGGCATTTGACAATTCAAACGATAATTCTGGTTTATACATATTTGATGAATTAGGATTAAAATCTTATAGTAGTTTAGGAAATAGTCTATTATTGACTCATGTTATTTTTCACCCCGTGCAAAAAAGTTTGAATAGACTTATTCAAATTGATTACACAGTAAGAATTCAGAGCTTAACTGGCCTAGCAGGAGTCTAATAAATGCCATATCAAGTTAAATTTACAGAAACTACTAATCCTGCAAAACCTAGTTTAACTGTTGCTGACCAAAGTATTAATCAAGAAACCAGTTTACAATTCCCAGGTAAGAATTATGCAGGTTATGCGCCAATTATCGCAGAAAATTTTTTACACTTACTAGAAAATTTTGCTAAAAATTCTGCTCCAGCTAATCCTGTACAAGGACAACTATGGTATGATAACTCTGCTGGAGAAAATATTCTTAAAGTATACGACGGTACTGGTTGGACACCTGCTGGTGCAGTTAAAAAGTCATCAACAGAACCAAACGTAGCTAATAGTCTTCGTGGAGACTTGTGGGTTGATACAGAAAATCAACAAGTGTATGTTTATTCAGGATCTAACTGGTTACTAGTTGGACCGCAGTTTAGTTCAGGTTTAAAAACAGGTCCTGATGTTGAAACTATTACAGATACACTTAACGTTGATCATAGCGTAATTAGTTTATTTGCTAATAATTATAGAATTGCTGTAGTTAGTAAAGAATCATTTACACCAAAAACAACACTACCAGGATTTGCAACTATTGGTCAAGGTATCAATTTATCAACAGTTGACTCGTCAAGTACTACAGCACCAACTAAATTTTGGGGAACTGCCAGTGTAGCTGATGCATTAAATTACAATGGTACTACTGTTCAAGCTAATAATTTCCTAAGAGGCGATAAAGAAAGTACAACAACTTTTCCTCTTAACGTTAGCAATAATGGCGGTATTAGTATTGGTAGTAATAGATCATTTAACATATCAGCAGATGCTAATTCGGCTATTCTTTCTTAGTTAGTTAGTGGAAACTACATTGAATTCAAATTAAACAATGCAGGGTCAACGGTTACTGCCGTACATATTGATTCAAATGGATATGTAGGTGTTGGTCCAGGAAATACTAATCCTCAGGAAGCACTTGACGTTGCTGGTAATATTATAACAGATGGTGACTTAATAGTTCAAGGAACTACAGATGCAAGCTCATTAGGTGTAGGTAGTATTGCAACTAATGGAGGATTAAGTGTTAATAAACGCAGCCAATTTGGCGATGACGTTAGTATTTTAGGCGGCTTACACTTTAGTAATCTAGATACTAACGGTGACCCAACAGCTGGAACTGTAATTCAGCCATCGAGCGATGATGCAACTGACTTATACGACCTTGGAACAAGTACAAGACGCTTTAGAAACATCTATGCTCAGAGCTTTGTAGGTAACTTTAATGGAAGCTTCACTGGTTCACTATCTGGAAATATTAGTGGTAGTGCTGCAAAACTAGCCAGTCCAACAAAGTTTCGTATTAGAGGCGACTTAGCCAGTATTGATGATATAACTTTTGACGGACAACTGCCGCAAACAGGCAGTCCTTCGGGGTATCAAATATTCCAAACTACTGTAACTAACGATATTATATCTGCTAAAACAGTAACTACAGATAGTTTTTTAACTGATACTATGCTGATTTACAGAGAAGGCACTGGTGGCGGTCTAAAGCAAGTATCAAAACAAAAATTTATTGCTAATATTCCAACAGTTCCAGTCGGGTCAATTATGCCATTTGCAGGCTCAACGTTACCAGCGGGATATTTGTTCTGTGACGGATCAGAAGTATTGATTGGTGACTTTACTGAATTATTTGCTGTTATTGGATATGCTTACAAAACTCCATCATTGTTAATTGGTAAAGCTACATTTGCTCTTCCTGATTTACGAGGACGTTTTCCTCTGGGCAGAGATAATATGGACAACGCAAGAACTGTTCCAGCAGCAGATGATCCAACAATTTTAATTCCTGCAGGTGGCGGAAGCGCAAATAGAGTTACTGATATTGTTGCAGACATACTAGGTTCAGGAACAAATTCTGGAGAATACAAAACATTAACAGTTGCAAACCTTCCAGATCACAAACACAATCTTAATAGTGGGTATGCTCAGTACTATGCTGCAGGTCTACCAGGTGCAGGAGCCGATCCTGCAGCAGATCCTGGATTAGGAAATGCAAGTGGTACAGGCTCTGGATTAAGAAACAGCGGAAATGTTATTAATCCAACTATTGGCCAACCATTCAATGCTATGAATCCGTATGCAACTATTAATTACATAATTTTCACTGGTGTACTATAATGAGCTATATTATTAATAAAACTGACGGATCTGTATTAACTGAAGTTGTTGACGGAACTATTGATCAGACAACTACAGATATTACACTTGTAGGTAAAAATTCAACTAGTTACGGTGAATTGTTTAATGAAAACTTTGTTAAAATACTAGAAAATTTTGCAAACAGTACACAACCAAATAATCCTTTGCAAGGACAATTATGGTATGATACAACTGAAGGTCGTTTAAAAGTATATGACGGTGCAGGATTTAAAGTTAGTGGAGGAACTATCGTAAGTACAACTGCTCCAAGTGCAATTGGCGCAGGTGATTTATGGATTGATAGTTTTACACAACGTTTATATTTTAATGATGGGTCTGCAAACTTATTAGCAGGTCCCATTTATACAGCCCAGCAAGGAATTTCAGGTTGGAATGTAGTAGATATTTTAGATACAAATAATATTAATCATACTACATTATTCTTGTATTGCGGACAAATACTTTTAGGTATATTCAGTAGCTCAACTACAACATTTACTCCTTTAGATCAAATTCCAGGATATACGGGTGATATCAAAGTTGGATTTAACGTAGCAGATGTACCAGGATTTAGATTTAACGCATCTGCAAGTCAAGCAGACTCGCTTGTTGCTGAAGACGGATCATTAAAAGATGCACAAAGTTTTTTACAAGTAGATCCAGCGGACGGTTACACAATATCTAATGGAACAATTAGAGTGTTGAATACAACGCCTTTGATTATAGGAACTAATCAAAATACAGAATTTAAGTATGATTCTAACACATTCCAGATTAATTCAAACGTTCCTAATCAGAATTTTAGTCTACAAAGTCTTTCAACAAGTTTAAAACCTAGCATTTTTGTAAATGCACAAAATGATTATGTTGGAATTTATACAGGAACCCCAACAGCAACATTAGATGTTAATGGAAACACACGTATTCGTGGAAATTTAACTGTTGAAGGTTCTACAACAACAATTAATACTACTAATATTGAAATTAAAGACTTATTGATTGAACTAGGAAAAGTAGATACTCCAACAGACAGTACTGCTAACGGTGGCGGTATAAGTTTAGCAGGTGCAACAAATAAAACATTTACATGGGGTTTGTCAACAACCGCTTGGGATTCTAGTGAAAATATTAATTTAGCCAACGGAAAGTCTTATAAAATTAATGACTTTCAAGTGTTAACGCAAACTGCTCTAGGTACTACAGTTACAAGTGCTCTTGGGTTAAATGCTATTGGAACACTAACACAGTTACAAGTAGATAACATCAATATCAACGGTGATACAATTAGTTTTCTAAACATATCTTTCCCTGATGGTGATGTTGTGTTAGCCCCAAAAGGTGCAGGAACCGTTGATGTAAGCTCAAAAAGAATTACAAACTTAGCAAGTCCGTCAAGCACAACAGATGCAACAAACAAAGACTACGTTGATACTACTGTTAGATCAGCTTCAATTGGATTTAGTATAAACATTGGTGCTTTAACAGAAGCACAATTGGCAGGACAAATACTAGTTAGAATTTTTGATCCTGCAGAATATGAAGACGATACTATTTTACGAGTATATTGCTTGGATACGAGCGTTGCTAAGGAATATAAGAAAATTGGTCCTACTTGGGTCTACCAAGCGGACATTCCATAAGTAGCTAAAACAGCATAAATACGAGTAATAAGGAATAACGGAAAATGCCATATACAATTAACAAATATAACGGATCAGTCGTAGCAACAGTCGCTGATGGCACCATTGATAGTACCACCGATCTTAAACTTATCGGTAAAAACTATGCTGGCTACGGTGAAGTTCAGAACGAGAATTTTTTATTTTTATTAGAAAATTTTGCAAATACTACACAACCTCCAAAACCATTACCAGGACAACTGTGGTATGATAGCGGCAATAGTAAGTTAAAGTTTTACGATGGCGCAAAATTCCGTACAACTGGCGGAGCAGAGCTAGGAACAAGTGCTCCAACAGGTTTAACAACAGGTGATTTTTGGTGGGATACTGCCAATAAGCAACTATACACTTGGGATGGAGCTACATATATTCTAGTAGGACCACAAGGTGTTGCAGGTAGCCAAACAACACAAATGCGTTCTCGCAGCGTTAGAGATACGCTAAGTGCCACCCATGCTATTATTGAAGCTATTGTAGATGGTGATACTATTTTCGTTATTAGTGCAGATCCAGAATTCACGCTAGATCCTACAACTAGTTCAATTAACGGTTTTACTAAAATTCATCAAGGTGTTACCCTTGCATACACAAACAGTAACGCAGCTCCAGGACAAACTGTAAATGGTAATCACAGATTCTGGGGAACTGCAACAGATTCAGATCGCTTAGGCGGTATTGATGCGGCAAACTTTGTACAAAAGAATGAAGCCGTTTTTAACGAGCTAGTACAGTTTAGTGATGCTGGTTTCACAGTTGGCGACACTCCAAGACTACGTGTGTTTAATCAAACTAGTGGTGTTGCTACAATTCCAATTATTCAAAACCAATTAAATGATACTATCAAGTTCCAAACAACAGTTGGTGCTGCAACAAAAACACCGTTACAACTAGTTGGAGCAGACATACTACCAGGGTCAGATAATCAAACAGATTTAGGTTCTGGCGCATTAAGATTTAAAACAGTTAATGCTGTAACTTTTGCAGGAACATCAACACGCTCAGATGCATTGTATGTTGCTGCAGACGACTATAGAACTGCAAGTGCCAATGCTACTTCAGGAACTGTCGCTGTTAGAACAAGTTCAACTGAAATTATCAATGGTGTAAGCATTACTCCAGGCGCATTAAAAGCAACTTACTTTGTTGGTACAGCTACAGCTGCTAACTATGCTGACTTAGCAGAAAAATATCTAGCTGACGCAGAGTACGAAGTTGGAACAGTTGTAGCAGTTGGTGGAGAAAAAGAAGTAACAGCTACTAAATTTGGAGACCGT